AGAGAAGGCGCTGATTACAGCATGCAGGACCTGGCCCTCATCAAGAGGAAAATCCGCCTGGGTGAGAAGGAAATTATTGCCCTTGAAAGTCCCAGGAATGTCCAGGAAGAGGCGGAGATGGTCCGGAAAATTTACAGCGACGTGGATAACCTGGTGGCGGGAGTGAAAACCAGAGTCGAGTGCTTGAGAATGGAAGCCCTGTCCACAGGAAAGCTTTCCATCAATGAGAACGGCTTCAAGGCAAGCATTGATTATGGAATTCCGAGCACGCATAAGGCTGATAAGACATGGGGGAGCGGTGACCCCACTATCCTGGAGGATATGGATGCCTTTGTGGACCGGATTGTAAAAGACACCGGGTTCACACCAACACGGGCATTGACATCCAAGACCAATCTGAACCGCATTTTACGGGACCACAGGATACGCGCTGCAATCTACGGTGTGAACAGTGACCGGGTGCTTACCAGGGCGGAGCTGAATGCTTTCCTGGCCCAGCAGAGCCTGCCGCAGATTGCCATTTATGACAAACAGTACCGCCAGCAGGATGCAAAGGGGAAATATTCGTCCGCGCGCTTCCTTCCGGAATCTGCATTCATTATGATGCCGGATGGGAAACTGGGGGATACATTCTATGGTCTTACGGCCGAGGAGCTGGAGCTCCGTAAGAATCCGGATGTGGATGTGTCTGCTGTGGGGAATATCGTGGTGGTACAATATGACACGGTAGACCCTGTCGGCCGGTGGATTAAGGCTGTTGCCACGGCCATGCCTTCATTTCCGTATGCAGACCAGGTATTTATTGCTACCATTTCGTAAGGAGGGGCCATGGACCTAATGAAGCTGAAGGCGTTATTGGGGATACCTGAAGGCGATACAACACAGAATATCGCTCTGCAGTTCCTTATGGAGGATGTGGATGAGACTATCCGGAACTACTGCAACTTAAAAGCAGTTCCGGCAGGCTTGACCAGCACATCATACCGGATGGCAATAGACCTGTACCGGTATGAGCGTCCCGGGGATGGGGAGGCGCCGGACCGGGTATCATCCATATCGGAAGGGGACACATCCACCAGCTTTACAAGTGCGGCGGATGCCTTATCAGGCGGTATCCTGAAGGATTACCAGGGGCAACTTAACCGGTACAGGAAGCTGGGGTGGTAGAATGGTAAGTGAGGCAATCAAACGGGCACAGAGGATGCACAGGAAGGCCATAGAGGCCACTTACGATGGAACATGCAGGATTTATGGTATGCAGTCTGTAAAGGACCCTGTGACGAAGGTGACGAGGCAGGAGGAGGCCATTGTACAGGATGGTGTAGCCTGCCATCTGTCTTACTCCAGCACGGCGCCGGCGGCCGGCAGTGATACGGTTACGGGTGTGGCACAGACCATCAAGTTGTTTCTGGCTCCGGAGCTTGTGGTTCCCCCGGGATGCCGGATTGAGGTCACCCAGCAGGGCCGGACGGAGAGTTATGCCCAGAGTGGAAAGGCCGCGGTATACTCCTCCCATCAGGAGATTCTTCTGGAGATATGGAAGGAGTATGCATAATGGCGAAGGGAGGAAGTTTTGATTTTCGGGAAATAAAGAAGCTGCAAAAGCAGATAGAACGTCTGGAGCAGGAGAGGGATGCCTTCAACCGGGAATGCATCCAGGAATTAGCCTCCCGCCTGCTGAGGAAAGTTACACAGAGAACACCGGTAGGCAAGGCTCCTAAGCTGGATGGAACGAAGACAGTAAAGGTAAAGGGTTCCGATGGTAAGACAAGGACCTTTCTGTCAAAGAATGGAGTTATAAAGCAAAAATACTGGGCCGGATATCAGGGCGGGACGTTAAGACGCGGCTGGACGGTGGGTGACATCCAGAGGATAGGGGATAACTACCAGATTGAAATTATCAACCCGACCGAATATGCGTCCTACGTGGAATATGGTCATCGGCAGACACCTGGGCGCTATATCCCAGCCTTAGGCGTAAGTGCAAAAAAGGCTTGGGTCCCGGGAAAGTTCATGCTTACCATATCGGAAAAAGAAATCAATGACCTGGCGCCGAAGCTGATAGAGAAAAAGCTGGAAGCAAAACTTCGGGAGGTGTTCGATGCTTAATAATATCATGGATGCTGTCACCAGGCGGCTGAATGAACTGTTTGGCGATGGTTATGAAATTTACACAGATGCGGTAGAACAGGGCCTTAAGGAGCCTTGTTTTTTTGTGCAGTTTCTGGAACCGTCTGAAAAGCCGGTGATTGGTCAGAGATACTATCGTGAGACGGCTATGTGTATCCAGTACCTTCCTGGCGATACCCCCCAGCCCTCTCGTGAAATGAACCGGACGGCGGACATCCTCATGGACGGGCTGGAGTATATCACATTAGAGGATGGCAGCCTGCTGCGGGGGACCGGCCGCAGTCACAGGACAGAGGATGGCGTGCTCACCTTCTTTGTCAGTTACAATATGTTCGTCATGAAACCGGAGCCACAGGAGGCGTCAATGGAGGGGCTGGAGGCCAACACACAGTTAAGGAGGTTTGGGAATTGAAAGAAACAAAACAGGGAGAAGCAACATTTTTAAAACAGGGACTGCTGGAGGCGGAGTGCTACCAGGGAAAGAAGGACCTGGTGAGTGCCCTGCTGGAAGATGGCAGGAAGTATTCATTGAAAGAAGTAGATGCGGTAATAGATAAATTCATGAAAGGAAAGGTGAAATAAATGTTAGGAGGCGGAAGCTTTACGGTTCAGAATAAAATACTTCCCGGAGCTTATATCAATTTTGTGAGTGCTGCCAGCAGCGTTGCGGTACTATCAGACCGTGGGACGGCGGCAATCCCTCTGGAGTTTGGTTGGGGGCCGGAAAAGGAGGCTTTCATTGTGACAGCCCAGGATTACCAGGAGCGGTGCCAGGAGATATTCGGGTATCCGGCAGATGCGCCGCAGATGTGGCAGGTCAGGGAGTTATTCAGGAACCTGACGAAGGGTATCTTTTACCGGCTCAATGGAGGAGTTAAGGCTGCTTGTGATTATGGACAGGCGAAATACAGTGGTGTACGCGGCAGGGACCTGATGCTGGTCATCAGTGCCAATGTGGATGACAGCACGAAGTTTGATGTGAAAACCATGCTCGATAAAAAGGAGGTGGACCGCCAGACCGTGGCAGCAGCATCAGAGCTCAAGGATAATCTGTACGTTGTGTTCAAGAAGGATGCAACTCTGGCAGCAACGGCTGGAATCCCATTTACTGGTGGGACGAACGGGGAAGCGGTGAACGGAGAGGACTATGCACAGTTCTTGGCCAAGATGGAGTCCTATACATTCCAGACATTGTGCTGCCCATCCATGGATGATGCAGTCAAGGCTGTATTTACGGAGTATACCAGGCGGATGCGTGACGAGGCCGGCGTGAAGTTCCAAACAGTGATGTATCGGATGGCTGATGCGGACTATGAGGGAATCATATCCGTGGAGAACAAGGCGGCAGAGCTGGAGCAGGGGCTTGTGTACTGGACCTGCGGGGTTCAGGCGGCCTGTGCGGTTAACAAGACCAACGAGAACCGCGTATACGATGGTGAACTCACGGTGGATGTGGATTACACGCAGGAACAGCTTGCGAGGGCTGTCCGTTCAGGAAAATTCATGTTCCATCGCGTAGGTGATGATGTGCGAGTCCTGATGGATATTAACACGTTGGTGACCTTTACGGAAGAGAAGAAGGAAGATTTCTCGAATAATCAGACTGTGCGCGTCCTGGACCAGATTGGTAATGATATCGCATCTATGTTCAACACAAAGTACCTGGGAATCATGCCGAACGATGACGCGGGCCGGGTGAGCCTCTGGAACGACATTGTGACCTACAATAAAGAACTGGCAAGGCTGCGGGCGATTGAGGCCGTGGAGGCAAAAGAAATCACGGTAGAGCGCGGGAACAGCAAGCGGTCTGTTGTGGTGAATTGCCCGGTGACACCGATTAACTGTATGTCGCAGTTATATATGACAGTAGTTGTTTCATAAGGAAGGAGATACATATATGCAGTCAATGAATGCAAAGGATGCCGTGAGCGCATCCCTGGCGGAGTGTTTTGTCACGATTGAAGGGAACCGCTATAATTTTATGCAGGCCATTAACCTGGAGGCCAGCATAGAGAAAACAAAGTCTGAAATCCCTATTCTGGGGAGGACCGGAAAAGGAAATAAGACAACCGGCTGGAAGGGGAGCGGGTCCGCGACCTTCCACTACAATACCAGCATCTTTAGGGAGCAGTTGTACCGATACAAGGAGACTGGACAGGACGTGTATTTTGATATACAGATAACCAATGAGGACCCTACATCCAGTGTGGGGCGGCAGACCATCATCCTGAAGGATTGTAACGTGGACGGAGGAATCTTGGCGAAGTTCGATGCGGATGCAGAGTATCTGGACGAAGACCTTGATTTTACCTTCGAGGATTGGGAGATGCCAGAGCAGTTTAGTCACTTGCAGGGAATGCAGTAAGAAAGAGAGGATAAGAGAATATGGGAGATTTAAGCTGTTTTTTAGCGCAGAACGCAGTCAAGGCGGAAAACGTAAAGCGTGTGGTATCAAGGCGCTTTCTGGATAAGGCAGGAAGGCCAATGGAATGGGAAATACAGTCCATCACATCAACCGAAGATGAGGCGTTAAGACGAGAGTGTACTAAAAGGGTGCCGGTAGTTGGTAAAAAGGGACAGTATACCCAGGAAACAGACTATAATCAGTATCTGGGGAAACTGGCATCTAAATGTACGGTATTTCCGAATCTCAATGATAAAGAACTCCAGGACTCCTATCATGTGATGGGGGCGGATACGCTTTTGAAAGCTATGCTGACAGCGGGGGAGTATGCTAATTATCTGGAGAAGGTGCAGGAAGTCAACGGATTCGATGTGCCAATGGAAGAACTGGTTGAAGATGTAAAAAACTAATTGATGGGGGCGATATGGAAGCGAATCTTGCTTACTATTGCCTCCATAAGCTGCATAAGTGGCCGCATGAGTTCCTGGCTTTGGATAGATACGAAAAGGCTGTCGTGATTGCATCTGTTGAAACTAAGCTGGAGCATGACAGGAAAGAGGCACAGAAGGCCAAGAGTAAAAGAAAGAGGTAGAAATAATTGGCAATCCACGCTATAATAAGGATAGATTATTATGGCGTGGAGGTATTGAGGATGGGAGCACAAAATAAGGTTATTGCTGGTGATTATATTGGTAAGATGGCAGGGGTTAGTTTGGGGCAATTATATATTGCTACATCTTTTGGAAAGCCAATGTATTTAAATAAACAAAATATTGAAGCATATGAACTAATAACAGATGAGCAGAGAAAGAGTGCTGCCAGTGGAGTTATTAGAGGAGCTGTAGGAGCTACTTTGTTGGGACCAGTCGGATTATTGGCAGGACTATCAGCAAAGAATAAAGGAATTTATACAGTTGCTATAAAGTTTAAAGATGGAAAGAACAGTTTGTTAGAGGTAGATGACAAATTTTACAAAGCATTGATAAAAACGATGTTTTAGAAATATGAGGTAACAAGAGCACCCGGAGAAATCCAGGTGCTTTTGCTATGGATGAACTAACACAATTATTGATTGTTGGTTTTTGACACAAAGAAAGAGGTGGAAATAATTGGCAATCCAGGCTATAATAAGGATAGATTATTATGGCATGGAGGCATTGAGGATGGGACTGTTTGGGGGTAGCAAGGAAGCCTGTTCTATATGTGGT